TTAAATTTCGTCAAATGCGCTTTCGGTGGCGTCACCTAGATACGCAAACTGCCCCCATGCGTTGTTCGTCAAATCGACGTAACCACTTACGGCGGCTGGTAACGCAATTTGAATCACAGTTGTTTCAGATAGATCTTTTCCTTCCCCTCGGACAAATGGGTGCATATGTATATAACCATGTCTATGGTTTGTTATTTGGTATTGTCTACCACATAACTTTGCTGGCTCATTAGCTCGCAATCCATGGCAATAGAAAGAGTCAGGCACTATTCCAGTAATGTGTTTTACGATAGCCGCAATCGTTACAACAGAACTCCATTTCAGATGCTGCCAAAAAAAGGATGCGGGTTTTGTTGCTCCATCAATATTTGGGTAAATCTCTAGTTCCCAGATGTTGAAATTTGTTGCAAAGTGTTGACGGTCGGAATTAATGGCTGCGAGAAACTCCCTTGCTAACGGGGATCTTTGCTCTGGTTCAATACCAGTCGTTACCGTTTCCAATAACGTCGCTGTTTTTATGTAACCTGCATTCCAGCCATATGGAAAACTTTCAGAATCTTTTACTTTAAGTAACTGATTTTTAGAGAGTCTAAAATGGCTCTGCTCATCACGAGCACCAACTACATATTGGTTTACAGTATCTCCAAGTTGGTCCATTGTGCTCTGAGCGTCATCTTTAACACTTTGTAGCGCGCCTGATATCTCACCCATTTTCCCATTAACGGTGTTTACGACTTCTCCACATGCATCAACGGCTTTGGTGCATTCATCAGCCACTTGAGACAGGATTTGATCAGTTGACATACAACCTCCTAATTTTGATTGATTATTTGTTTTACTTCCCGATGTAGGATGCTAATCTGTACACGGGATGATCTAATTTGTGCGAGAGTAAATCGAGCTAGCTCGGGGGTGAGCACTAGATTTAGGTTATCTCCAGCCAATGACACGTTAATCGCTTCTGACGGGATTAGGTCAACTGCCATACCAAATCGGGGCATGAACCTACCTGCATTAGTTTTTGCGCCTATTAGCTTGCCTGGACGGCTGTAGACAGCAAAATGCACGCCTTCTTCAGTAACTAAACTGATTTCGCCTACGTTGTAGGCTTTGTCTGGGTTGTCGAAAATTGCAGCCATTTGCAGTGTCTTGTCGACCCTTTTAAATGATCGCACTTCGGCCCTGTCTACTTCAGATACCAGCGCAGTCTGATTTACTTTGGTACTAGGGTCATAGCTCTCAGTTCCTACCGCGATGTGAGTCAATTTCACTTGAGAGCCGCCGAATTGAGCATCTAGCAACAGGCTTTCCCCAGCTTCTGTTATATAAAAGTTGTATACTTCGAACGTTGTTTCACTCATGCCTGATCAATCTCCCGCTTATAAATACACAGGCTGTGTTGTGCGCTGTAAGCACCGTTTTAAACCCACCACTAATGTTCGGTTGTCTGGGCCTTAAACTGCCTGTAATGTTTGTTGTGTTGTCACTTAGTCCAGCGACTGCCTGAGTCATGCCACCATTAACTTTTGGTTGCCTCGGGATCAGGCTTCCCGATGATGTTAAATGGCTATTTGTATTGCCTGTGACCGCCGCAACAACGCCCCCAGAAACAGATGGCTGACGAGGTACTAAACTGCCAGATACATTACTTGCATTACCTCCAAAACCTCCGACACCGGTAGAAATGTTCTTACTCATTTCTAGCCCAACAGTTATGGTGTAATGTTGGCTTTTACGCTTAACCCCCTGTATCAACGCATTTAGCTGGTCGATTAGCTTTACATTGATAGCGCTAGGTTGATTTGGCGTAATATTGCTGTTTGTATACGCAACTACATCAAATGTACCAGGCTCTTGCTGTGGCTCTGCTTGCCACCATTCAACTATTTCGGCTGTTACTCCAACAGCAGCCAGTGCTAGCTCTACGGCATATACAGTGCCTTTAGTTCTATGAACTTCTAGAGCTGTTTTTACAACCTTGCGCTTAACGTCTGTTGGCCAGTTTGAACTCCACACGTCGACACGAAACTGCCACGCCAAAAATGGTAGAAACTCTGCTGGCACGCTATCAACGTCGAAAATATTCAATCGACTCGCCACCTCACGCAATTGCTCGAACTCAGCAGATGCAGACTGCGAGATGGCGTTTAGTGCTTTGGTCTGTACAGACGCTGGTATTAAGTTGTTTGCTTTCATGTTGCTTAGACTAGCAACTTACAAATTCGCGTGTTGCTGTACGGCAACAACAAACTCTGGGGTTAGATAAGATTGTTTAGACATTTAGTTAACTAATAAACGGAGCCCGTTATGCTAACCACAGATCAGAAAACCCAGATTGACAACAACTTGCTTGCTCTTAGTGAGCCGTTATCCATTGATGGTAAAGACTTCACTCATGCGCGAAAAACCACTGAGCCAAAAGTCGTCCATCGAATTAAAGCAACTCGCTTTAGTAAGTCAGAGTTTGGTGAAGAAAACTCAGATGCCGTTTTGATTGGTGTTACAGCTCAAGTGGTTGAGTTTGGCTGTGTTAACGATGAAATGGAGCTGATCGAACCTTCAAAGTTTGACCCAATGAAACTGTGTGAAAACTTACCTTACCGGGATTTGGTTTCGCTCCAGTATCTGCTGGGAAAGCCGCCGAAAATCTCGTCTACACCTCAGAAGAACAGCTCAAGTCAGCCATCAGAACAATCAGCAAAAACGGCTTAGCCAGCGCAACAGAGCTATTTAACTGTGATATCGACGAACTTACTTTTTTGCTTGAGGTGATTACGGATGAACGCGACGGATGAGTTTGCGCTACAGCTAGCAGTTGGCGTAAAAGATATGTTTGGCGATAAAGTCGATGAGATCGATGTCAAATCCAAAGAGCTGTTAGCAACATCTAAGCAGCTCCAGCAAGGCTTAAGCGATATCACAGCTTTTCAATCTGCTGAGAAAGCAACAGAGCGGCTATCAAAGCGCAAAACTGACCTGACTGAAAAGCTTGAAGCACAGCAAGACCAGCTTGTGAAGCTTCGCAAGGAGCAAGCAAAGCTAAGTGACGCTGAGAAAGAGTCAGGCGAGCTAAGCGAAGAACAAAAGCAGCAATTAGCAAAGCTAAACAGTGAAGTTAAGCTGGCTAAACGTAACCAAAGCCAGTTACAAGTTGAGTTGGCCCAAACAGGTCAAGACTTAAAAGACCAGGAGCGAAACACTAAACGTTTAAGCAAAGCCCTTGAAGCCGCAGGCATTGATACACGTAAGTTTGATAAAAATTTAGAGCAATTAGAATCTGAGCTTAAAGACGTAAATAAGGAGCTAAAACAAACTGAGCAATTAGCGGAAGGTTTAAGCTTCAGTGATCAACTTAGCGGCGGTGCCGTGGGGGTTGGTTTAACTGCGGCCTTGGGCGCTGGAGCTGTTGCGGCGTATGAGTGGGACAAGGGGCTTAAGCAGCTACAAACCACAACTAAGTTAACCGAAGAACAAGTACATCAACTTAAAGGGCCTTTAATGGGTCTCCAAGCTAAATTGGGGCTAGATACAACCGAGCTGATAGGTGCAGCGGCTAAAATCAACCAGCAAACTGGGCTCATTGATGCAGAACTGGCTAACGCCGTAGAGTCGGCTGTTACGCTACAGCGCGTAAATAGTGGTTTAGGCATGGACATTGACGCATCTGAAATCATACGGGCGCAAACCCAGATGCGTACAGCCTGGAATGTGTCATTTGACACCAGCGGCGACCTGATCAGCACGATTTACCAACAGGCCGGAGACCGTGCCGACGATTTGTTAGACACCTTTCATGAGTATTCACCGCTACTTGCTGAAATGGGCCTAAGTGCGGAGCAGGTATCAGCCATCTTAATAAAGGGCGCGCAGGCTGGAGTTTACAACTATGACTACTTAGCCGACACAATGAAAGAAGCTCGCGCCCAATTAACCGACGGTGGCAACTGGGAGAAGTTGGTCGGAAAAGGCAATAAAGCCGGATTGATAGACACTTTGCTTGGCAACGATAGCGCTAGTGCCAATCGTATCAAAGCGCAACTCGCGCAATTTAAACAAGGATTAAATTCAGACAATAAAGCTTTGCAATCTGAAAGTTTTAGTAAGCTAATGCTAGAGCTAACCAGCGTTTATAAAGACGATGCACAAAAGGCTCGGGGGCTCATTGAGACGGTATTTGCAGCGAAAGGCGCGGACGATTTACCAATAAAGACCCTTGAGGCAATGGCGCTTGGTATGCGTGATTATCAGGCTATTCTGGGCAATTACCATAACAAAACCCAAACACAACTACAGGAACAATTAACAGGTTGGGATCGCCTTGGTATTGCTGGCCGTAAACTAACGCAGGCATGGGCCAACGGTGTGGAGCGACTAGGTGTCGTTGCGGAGCCGGTTATCGATATGGTGGTCCATTTGGCTGAGGGTATCGCTGCATTTACAGAGCAACACCCGGATGTGGCCGCATTTGTTGTTGCACTTGCTGCCGGTGCTGCGGTGGTTGCCTCTTTAGCTGCAGCCGTGTCTGTATTAGGCTTTGCTGCAATTGGCATGAAAACGGGCATGGCGAGTTTACTAGCCGGTGCTCGATGGTTGGCTCCTGTATTCACTGGGCTAGGACGTGCCGCGCTATTCTTAGGACGTGGACTATTAGCACTCGCTGCTAACCCCGTGGGGCTCACTATTATGGCCATCGCGGGGGCTGGCTATTTGTTATATGACAACTGGGATGCCCTATGTGAAATGGCTGGTAATTTATGGGATACGTTATCAGCCCCCCTAAAGCTGCTATGGGATATTTCCCCTCTAAAAATGTTGTGGGATGCAGGGCAACACCTATACGACTGGTGGCAAGGCTTTGATCTTACAGATGCTGGTAAAAACATAATTGGGTCTTTGCTCGATGGCGCTTTGTCGATGCTGGGTAGCGTTGGGCGCACTATCCGTGATGGTATTTCAGAAATATTTAGTTGGGGTGAGAATGAAAACGAGCCTATAGAACCAGTTGTATTACAACCATCTCAGCCGCGTACTAACAACAACGTAGCAACCGCATTAGCTGCTGGTTTGGCTGTCAGTTCGCCTGTTGTGGTGAGTGCCGAAACTCCTGAGCCCATGCTCATTGATACACCTCAGATCATGGTACCAAATGTCGAACCGGTTGCTTTGACAGCTCCAGATATTGCAGTTCCAGCACTTCAACCATTGAACGTGACACAGGATGACCCAGAGCCGATAAACTTAACACGGCCAGAGACTGTGATCACAATGCCGGAGGCGGTGGCCATTCATGCCGATTCACCAAAGCCATTGATAGTTACTCCACCTGAAATTGCGGCACCAGGTATTGAACCAATTGCTTTGACAGCTCCAAATATTGAAATACCAGCGCTTCGACCATTGAGCGTGACACAGGATGACCCAGAGCCGATAAACTTAACACCACCAGAGACTATGATCACAATGCCGGAGGCGGTGGCCATTCATACCGATTCACCAGAGGTTGTGGTACCTGGTATTGAATCAATTGCTTTGACTGCTCCAAATATTGCAGTACCAGCGCTTCGGCCATTGAGCGTGACACAGGATGACCCAGAGCCGGTAAACTTAACACCACCTGAGACTATGATCACTATGCCGGAGGCGGTGGCCATTCATACTGATTCACCAGAGGTTGTGGTACCTGGTATTGAACCAATTGCTTTAACTGCTCCAAATATTGCAGTACCAGCGCTTCGGCCATTGAACGTGACACAGGATGACCCAGAGCAGGTAAACCTGACACCGCCAGAGACTATGATCACTATGCCGGAGGTGATGACCATTTATGCGGAGTCACCAGAACCATTGATTATTAATCCACCGGAGATTGCGGTACCAGATATTGAGCTAATTACTTTAAAGGCCCCAGAAGTTTCAGTACCAGAGCTTCGGCCTTTTAGTGCAGAACTAATCGAACTTAACACTACAAAACCCGAATTTGACACTTTGGAGCAAAGATATAACACCAACTTGCCCAAATTTAACACAGCAAACTTAAAATCTAACATTGATGTTGCACACCATGATCCTTTAGATTCTCCACTGCCAGTAATCACAGAGCCTGATCCTATTTTCGTTTCAGTTGCAGACCCTGATCCACTCATGCTGAAATCACCCGATGTTATAGCGCCTGATACGCCGACATTACGACTTGAACAGCCAGAGTATCGAGTACCGGACATTTTATCACCATCAAAACAACCGACGGAGTTGCCAGCCGTTTGGCATCATATGCAGCAACAAGATAAGAGCCAATCAGCTATAAAACAGCAAGTTAGCAATGTATCGGTTGAGTACGCGGTAAACCCCGTGATTCATATCACCAACCAAAAAAACCCAGCAGGCGTAACTGAGAGTGATGTACGTCGGACAGTCATCACTGTTTTTCAAGAGCGTGAGAGTGAATTGATGCATGCGCTAGACGATGCGCTTAGCGACTTATATAGCCGTCGTGAATACCTCAACTAGCTAAAATCAGCGTCTCATAAAACGGACGTTTAACGAGATATTTGATCCGCATGTTAGTTTGAGTACAAATTCATCATATTATTTGTCTTAATAACCTATCTCAACTATCTTAGTCTCATTAACTTATGAATATGAAAGGTAAGTGAGATTATGCCCAGTAAAGAATCTAAACAAGGAAAATTGATCGGCTATGCGCGTGTTAGTACCAAGGATCAGGATCTGAGTCTGCAACTTGATGACTTGAAGCGCTTTGGTGTGTCGGAGCGTGATATTCATTCTGATGTAGTGTCAGGGGCTAAAGATAACCGCCCAGGGCTTGAAGCTTGTCTAACAGCATTAGAGCCGGGAGATACTCTCGTCGTATGGCGATTAGATAGATTGGGCCGCTCAATGACTCACCTAGTCAATACGATCCAAGAACTGACCGAACGAGGTGTGTTCTTTAAATCTTTAAATGATGGAGCGATAGACACAACAACGGCCAGCGGCGAGCTGGTATTTAATATATTCAGTGCGCTTACACAATTTGAACGCCGATTGATTCAGGAACGAACCAACGCAGGGCTTCAATCTGCCAGAGCAAGAGGCCGATTTGGTGGTAGGCCTGCTATATCGGCAGATGACCCAACAGTTGTGATGGCTAAGCAAATGGACCAAAATAAAAGCTTAACAGTTGAACAAATTTGTAACACACTGAAGATTAGCAGAGCAACTTACTATCGATATTTAGCTTTATAAGGAAGTAAATGAAATCTATTATTGAAAACGCTGTAATTATTTTTGTGACTGTCATAACACTCATAATATTGTCCATACTAGATAAAGTTTATGCCTTACCAGCCATAGCTAAATATGTAATAATTTTACCCATTATGGCTTTATCTTTCACTGCTTTATCTAGAAAGTTTCGTTATTCAACCCGTTTTCGGGTTTACTATTTTATGTGTGCATGCGTCATATTGCAATTTCTATTGTATCTGCTAGATGACAGCTTTTTTTTTCGCTCAATTAGTATCCAAGAACTCAATGAGAACAGAGAAGCTCTTACAGTAGTCAATTTGGTCTCTGTCAATTTTCTGTTTTTATGCCAACTTTTTTACTTTTTTAACGGGAAAATTAGTAAACAGTATTTAGTATTAGAATTTGCCGCGCTGATATTGTTTATTAGCTTAAACATTGTTTTATTTGCAAACTACTACTACAACACTGGCTTGAGTTTTAAGGGGGATATTGTTAATGATTTCAATATTTCTCTGTATTTTTCCATAGTGACTTGGACCACATTGGGTTATGGTGATGTACTTCCTCATGACAGCAACAGGCTCATAGCATCTATTCAAGCGCTTGTTGGCTATGTATATATGGCAATTTTAATCGGGCTTATACTGAGCTTTTCCCACAACCAAAAGACAAGCCAAAACTAACGGCTTGTCTTTACATCTGAACTTAAGTATTCCCCAAGTACAACCAATAGTATTGCAACTTCATTTTGGGTTTTAGGGTCCAGTTGTTGAGAGCTTAATAAGTGCGAAAGGCCATTTAGGCTAGCAGCTACGTTATTGGCTCTACGCTCTGCGTCTTCAATCTCGTTGTCTTTACTCATTGGCCCTCCGAGTATTGCTGGGGCGTAAATAAGTATGGGTATATTCTTGGAAAGGTTTCATGTGGGCTCCGGTATTTTTTCGAATAAATAAAAGCGCTGTTGGGCGTTCGAAAGACGTTACCGGAAGGTTGTCCGCGTTTATTCGCGCATAATCAATGTATGCCTTATTTCACGCCACCCAACACACAGAAGCGTATCGTAGCTGATCGCAGTAGTCAATGCAGTCAATGTCTGAAAAGTGTACTAATTCCGGTTGCGGTTTCGACGCCGCTTTCGCAGCATAGCGTACTCGAAAATTGATTAGCAATAGTTGGATTTATAAAAATCCAATACAAAAAAGGCCAGCAATCGCTGGCCTCTACACAACTTAAGTTTTATTATTTTTTGGTTGGAGCCTGCATAAATTTGAACGTCATTGAGTACAGCGCAAACAACTCTATAAACATAAATGCCGCTTTAGTTTGTGGGTGAATGCTATACAACCAACGGGCATTTTCATACCAGTACTGAACCGTATCAGGTGCAATACAGCCCTCACAAACAGCATTTATAACATCCAGCCTGCGTAAGAAATGTTCCCCTAAAAAAAGCACATCCATAATCGTGGCTATGAATAAAATGAGGATCATTAAGTGGTCCTGTTTACGAAAGGTAAAATCTGTTTTGCCTGTGATCTTGTGTAACAGAGGCACACGTAACGTTAGTACTACGAGAAAAGCTAAATTAAAAATGGCGTTGTATGGGTAAATGACCCAACCAGTGTATAAGCTTGGAAAGTGCTGCGGTAAAAACTGCATGGGTAGGTCTGACACTCGTGCAGCAAGCAGAATTAGCGCAAGCGCTAAGGTATCAGTATCTTTAAGTTTAGTAACAGCTATATAGGCTATTGCACCTATTGTTAGCAGTTGGAAGTTCAAGGAGTCCTGATATATTTGGACCCCATACCCAATGATAAGCGCAAAGATTGCCAGGTTTAAAAAACTAAGGGGCAACCGGTGGTGGAGTCTGCGTTCCTCGTTGTAGTAGCTCATTTATCTGATATTCCTGAATTTGTCTTGCTGCTGGTGGTGGAGTTATAGTGCCGCCTCCTGCAACCGCAGCCAATTGTTTTTTACATAGCTTTTTCATAAGAGTCTCTTCCTGTTTGTTGAGTTCTTATGAATATATCACTCGTGTTTTGTTTGATCTACTTTGTCTATTTCTTCTATACCTGCTTGCTCACCACCACGCACTAAGGCTGATAAGGACGGTATTAATTGCGAAGGTTCAACAGACAATTTAACACACAGTTGTACGTACTTGTGCAACGGGACATTGCTTACACCAGACTCCCAGTTTTGGTAAGTTCTTAGGCTAACCTCTGCCAACTTAGCCATATCGGTCTGTGAGCGCTTTTTCCCTCCAGCAGTGCGCAGCATTCCCAAAATTGTTGTAGAAAGTAGCTTCATTTGATGTCCGTATCCTGATAAACAGCATCAAGACTTGTTGAGTCATTGTATGTTATTAATATGTAAAATATATAACAATAAGTAACAACTGAGCAAGGATAGCATCTTTGAATATCAAAAATTTTTTATAATACGAAGATTTTTGCATACTCCTCTGTGTAGATTGAACGTAATAGGTCAATAAGGAGATTTATAATATGCGAATTGAACACATTGCTGCTTCACTAGAGACACTATCGGCTCTGCTATGTGACTCTAATAACAGCATGCAAGTTGAACAAGTAAATGCTCTAGGTGAGACGTTAGCAGGAATTTTGCTTGATTTGATGGAGGTTATACATAAAAGTGATTCATCAATTCAACAGCTTGAAGACAGACTTGATTGAACGTTGTTTGGGAGACCTATAACCTCCCAACCATACAAAAGACTTACTTAATCAGTCTTATTTGGCGGTGGCGGTATTGGGTTATCACTTATATATCTCATAAATTCATTGTACCGCTGCTTTCGTATTTTTTCGACACTTACTTCGAATGTTGATAATAAATCACGTTTCTCTCTTAGAGATAGTTCAACGTTTGAAATCCGTACCTTGAATTCCTCAATCATTGTGTCAGGTATTGTTAATGCTCCACTCGTTTTAGCTTTCAATGCCTTGAATAACGCCTCTTGTAAGTCATTTCTAGTTGCATTAAGTTTATTTATTTCAGACTCAATTTGCTCTTTACGTATTCTCAAATCTTCTTCTAGGATAAAATCCATATCGGCAGTTGCATTTGCCAAACTTCGCCAATTGACTTTAAATCGTCGTCCAATTTCGCTTCTTGTTTCTCGCACTTCGTCCACTATTTCACTGCTCACATTTTCGCCTAAGTTCTCTTTTGCAAGCTCAAGAAAACGAGCGGCTTGATACATGTATAGTGATTTATTTGTCTTATTTCTAAACTCTTTTACAAGGTCTGGATGGGGGCCCAAAGTCTTTCCCTGAAACTTTTGCCACCAGTCCTCTTTTGCATCATCGGTAATCAAAACAATGTTTTGCTCTATTTCGTTTGCTTTATCTATGACTTGTGACCAAAAAATATAATCACCGTATACTCTGCACTGTTCTCGAAGTGAACTTACGTCTTTTGCTTTAGATGAATCTTTAAAACCAGGAGGTACTTTTTCTTTATATCTTTCTTCTCCCTCAATTATTAGTTGCTTTAAGCGTTTATCATCGTATGTTGGACCTACTTTATTATCGAAGATATGGGCAATAGAGTCTTTTATCTCATCATTGCTTATACGTGCTGTATGTACTGATTTATTATCGCTTAGTTCGATACATAACTTTTCAAAAACACTGTTAGCTTCGTCCATAGTATCCGAGTTAACAAAAGGGTGTTGTCGAGAGTTTTTCAATGATTCTTTCAATTTTTCAATAGCTCTGATAGTTTCCTCATAAGACCTTTCCTGATCCGATATTACTTTTGTTCGATTAACGAGATACTCTTCGGCAGTCCTGTTTGACAGCCACACCCTATCTCCTAACTTTTCGAAAATACGTAGTAGCTCAGTCCTTGTAACTTCAGAATAACGATAAAGGTTAAGGAGAATATTTGCGTCGAATACAAAAAGTGAAGAGTCCCAAATTTCGCGTAGATTCTCTATATCTTCTTTAAAGTATCCAGGAAAGAGATCTTTCATAATGTTTCACCAATTAAAGATTTTTTTACAGTTTATCTTGTCGAAAAAAGTAAACAAGAGTTATATGGGTTTAAACAAAAGGTTACTTCCTTTGATTTAGGCAGTTTTGGAAAACTAATCTGTAATACGCTCCCACGGCTGATACCACCAAAAGTGATTTAGCTCAGGGCGCTGGCTCAGCTCTTCTTTGCTTATATAGAGTAGTGCTTTGCTTTTGAGTTGATTAGCCAACCGTTTTAACTGGCTATCTGTGATCTGATTTTGGCTGTAGAGGTTGTCGAGCATAGCAAGGCCGTCGCGCTCATCCGCCCAATTGTCTGGCTCTAGCAGCAGTGTTAGTGCCATGCTTAGCGACTCTTCACTTATCTTTGATGTATATTTGCTGTGCGCCATGTTGCTTTAGAGCCTCGTACTTATCCTTAGTAATAGTGTAAAACGTATGGGCTCCGCCAGCAAACGCTCTAAAGCCTACCGCCATGCCAGCTTGTTTTGCTTTCTCTTGCCACTGAATGACCACAATAGATGCGTCAAACTCACCGTTTTTTCGGGGGCTGAATGCCAGCCAAGCTTCATCAGGCTCATTGATAGCCGCTTGCGCCTTGTCGACTAAATCAGCTAACCAAGAGCGGCGTTCTATAGCGTGGTTGATGGCCGCTTTGCTTAATTTGGATTTTGTTAAATCCTGCATTCGGGTCGAAAAAAATCCGCGACTGCTGCTAGCACTGTATTTGAGTATCGCTGGACCTAATTCATATTGAATTGAACGCATAGCCAGTGAATTTGGGATAGTTTTTAGCGCGGCTCCGGGGTGTGCTTTGAACTGGTGTTCACGCTTTGCGGTCTGATTTTGGTAAATATCGGCTGTTTTAATGCCGCTTGGGGTGATTTTACGCTGTTTTAGCTGCTCTCGGGTTGCTGCGGTAACAATGGAACGGCAACCATGATGATTGGTTGGGTGAAAGGTATTCCAGAACTTATCTCTTTTGGGCTTAACTGTACCGTGTAGCTTTTTGCATAGCTCCGTTGTGTGACCATCTAGAATGGCGTTGTAAATCAAAAACTCTATGTATTCGTTTTGTTCTATCTGGGCCCAGCGCCCAGCGTTATACGCCGCCATCATGTTGTTGCGATAGTGCGTGTGTAACCAACCAGGGTTAGCCTCTGTTACTCCGGCTGCATCGAGCAGTTGATTCAGGTTTTGCAGCAAGTATTCAGGGCTATGACCTTCTTTTAGCTGAGCTTGGTACATATCCTTAATTTTGACGATGACCGCTTCCTGGCTTACTTTGGCTATTGTGAAGGCGCGGAATTTTAAATTAGCCTCCAGCTCTGTGTACTCACCTTTACTTATGGGCACTTGAGCACGTAGATAGTCTTCTGCCTCAACAAATGGCACTTCATATTCATATATAGAGTTGCTAAGTTCAATTGGGTCTGGACTCTTACTCTGCTTATATATGTGGTAGTTGCCGTACAGCCAGGCCAGAGCCATAGCTGAAGCATACATTTGAGCAAACCCCTTAGCGTGTGTCTGGCCTAATGGTGCGCGTTTGGTAAACCGTGCTGTAATTTCATCTTGGAGAATACGAGCACTGTGCCGCGCGTACTGCCCCTCTAAATCAATCATTTGTTGCAGCAGCACTGCATCGGCTAATAATAGATCGTCCATTATAAATACAGATTTAGTGTGGGGTCGGTGTAGTCGGTTCCTGGGTTACTGAGTTGCAACGACTGTTTTGTTTGTTTGGGTGTTTGTGCATCTTTGTATGTCTGCTCATCAAATAATAGCTGTGCTTTTAAATGACCATAGCCGTTGAGCTCTAATATCCAGCGAAACAGGGTTTTGTTTAGCCGGTTAAGTAGTAGCTTGATATCCTCTATTGCATAGGCTTCAAGGGTATTCTCGTGTACTTTACCTAGTGCTTGCGTACCGTATTTGCTCTCGCCTTGTGCCAACGTCTGCCCAGTGATCACTTTTGATATAGCCTTGTTTTTAGCCTCAATTGTTTTTTCAATTTCTTCTAATTTGCCCGTTACTTTTAGCGATTCGATAGATTTAACCCCAGACAACGCGATGCCTGTTGCGCTTTCCAATCCTGCGAGGGCTGCACTGATCCGATCTAACTCTGTTTGGTCTTCAGTTTCTGCTAACGCGATTACAGGTGGAATACTGTATTTATCACCCAATCTGGCCATTTGAGCGATGGCTCCCCATTTCATTTCCCAGTGTGGATAACAGCTTTTTAAAACAGTTTCACCATATGGGTTTTCACGGGTGGCATTGCGCGTGAACAGAATGACTTTTTTATCTGGCACTGCTTTAAACTCATAGCTTTGATTGCTGTATAGCAGCTCACCGCGTTGGCCAATGCGAAACTTTTCCGGTGCGCGCTTTTCTATGGAGTCGACCCACCAGTCAGCCCCCGCATTACCCCATTGAATTTCGCAAGGGTTAAAGCCGAGCTCCAAAGCGCTCAAGCCATCTTTTTGGTCTTGGGTAAATGTGAGATTAGCGAGCACATCTTTAATCAGCGCAATGGCCCGTTCATCACCAACCCAAATAGTGGGTTTTGCTAATGCCCGGCTTTTGCGTAAATCCAACGAGGCGATTACCTGATCGTCTTGCAACATAGTATGGATAGCACCCCAGTAACTATTAAACGTGGGCACATCGTAAATTTGCCCAGGTTGCGGGTAGTAACCAATTAATGGGTTATTAGAATCTAAAGGGGTTGTAAGAGAGTTTTGCATCTTGATGTACACTTATTTTGCTGGACTTTTTAACGGCTTGCTCATCGCTTTGCATACCTAATAAAGCATTAAGGATCACATAGGCATCTTTACGTTTTTCTTCACCTGTCCCTTCAAACTCACACAGGCTATACAGTTCGTAAATAGCCATTTTGCTTAACGCCTCGCTAAGCAACGCCCGTTCATCGTTATTAAAGTCGTTATTTTGAGCCTTACCTGCGATCAGCTTCGAATACACCCAAGTAGCCGCCTTATTGATTGCAAGTGGCACCTTATCCGGTGAGTCATACGTAAGAGTCTCAAACAGTTGACTATCGAGGCTGCTCTGCACAGCCTCAGTTGAGACCAGGGCTTTGATCTCATCTAATGTCATGGCGTAGATTCCGGTGCAGGTTCCGGCGCAGGTTCCGCTACAACGTCAGCCCAGCAAATGGACTTAACGACCGGACCGGGGAGCGGTTTAGAGCGCCCAATGATGTTCATTTGACTTGGGTTTTTAATGATTTCTTGGCTTGGAAAAAACGGCAATGCAACCAGCCCAGCCTCAATGTCATCTAATGCCAGCCACCAGAAACCATGACCGGCTTCAACATCAGCGGCCACAATTTTATGATCCTGGACCTTTTTAGTGACAGCTTTATTTGCCCCAATGTACGTGCCACTTTCCATGGTCACCGCAATACCACCGATATAGATAGTGTTTTCTTTAATTTCGACCTTGATGATTTTGTTGCTGGCCTTTTCAGCTATAGCAAGCAAAGCCGAATATGCTTTCTTACCCGCTTTGAACTCGACTTTTGTGCCAAAACCTTGCTCTTCAATGGCTGATTTCATGTCGCTAAGATCTGTGAAAATCTTAGTGACTGATGCATCTGATGCGTCCCATTTAGTAGTAGGTGTGTGCGTCAATGTTTCACCAAATGTGATTTCGTAGGTATCCATACCTGAATCTGTTTTCATTGGATATGCAATCTGGCCTGTTAACGCCTGGGCGCATAATGCTTCAGATGATTTAGTGACAATCTTCATCATGCGATCTGTCTTTGTATCGACCATTTGTTGAATTGAAGATGTAGTTAGCAGCCGCATATTGTTTAGATCTGTCGCTGTTAACGCATCGATCATGTCGATACCCTGAGGCTCGATCAACTCCAGTGATTGGCCGTTGCTGCCGATGTTATACGCTGCTGTTCCTCGACGGACAACTGGCACGTTTTGAATCACAGACTGCAACTCAGAGGTGGCTATATGAGCCAGTTGGTGCTGTACTGCATTATTAAATAACCAGTTTCTGATAGTCTGACTCACGGGCTTTTGCTTAGCGATACGCTGAGCTATGTGCTGTGGAGTTAAAAACCCTTGAACGGTTTTAATGGTGTTTGAAATATGGATCATAGCTTATTACCCTTACTTATCTTTTGTAGACGCAGGCTTTAGCGCTTCATCAAACGCAACACCGGCTTTTTTTAATTCAGTGAGCGAGGTTTGCACATTTTTCAGCAGTTCGTCTCTGTGCTCACTGTGCAGCAGATTGTAAGCATTGCCGCCCAACTTACTGACGCTTGTTAAAAGGCCGTTGTATGCGGTGCTAAACCCTTCGCGAGCTGCTTTTTGATTGGCTTCATTTGACATGGTGTTCTCCTTAATGAGTGGGCCGGGGTTAACTTAACCAAATACCCGCAGCTTTGAGTTTCAATTCCTGTGCTGGTGTAATTGCATTACTGTTCACGAGTACGTGTTCACGAACTGCAACACCGTGCTCAATGACTGGTCCCGTTTCAGCGTTATCAGTATCTACGTTTTCAGTCGCAACCCCTTCGATGGTGCCGTTAGTACCATCCCAAGTGACTAAATCAGCGCCGTTTTCTGCTACAACGGTGCCAGCAGGAATAACCCCTTTACCGGTTGCAAAACGGCGATTACGAATAATCGGCGGGTGGCTTGGTTCAACAATACTTTTCTGTGTAATAGCAACACTGCCTAAGTTAAATGTGGTCATCATTCGCTCCTAAAGTTTGTTGGCCAAGTCGCTTAGCTCAAAGGCTTGACCGTTATCGCCAGGGTTTGAAAGCTCCAGGTTATCTAGCAGACCTGCGTTACTTTGTGATTTGCTGTCTAGTCCATTAATAAAAGCCATGGTTGATTGGTACAGGCCATCAGCGCTGTTATCTGCCAGCTCGACAGCTTCTGCGTTGTTTAATCGGCCAAGTAGCGGCTTAAGTTGGTCATCGCTTAAACCCTTGCCTTGTGCAGTGGTGGTAATATTGGCAATGCGATCCGCTTTGACAGTATCCAATACGGCAGACAGCTCTTTACTTGGTTTATCGGTAGTGGCATCCGTGCCTTGCTGTCCGCTCACATTGTCCTTTTTGGGGTCGTCCAGATCTTGTCCTTTGTAGACCTTCGCTTCTAGCGCGTCCACTTTTTTTGTGATTGGCGTTAGCTTTTCATCCAGCAACGCCGCTAGTTCTTCTTTGGTCACGTCGATTTCCTCTTTGATTATTTCAGCAGCTAGATAAATGATGTCGTCCGTGGTGGTGCTCAGTTCGACTAGCTCCAGTGTTTTGGTGTCAGCAGCCGGTGGCAGTTGGCCACAGGCTGCTACATGATGTAAGTAATACTCGCCCGTTTCCGGGTGTGGGGGGATTCCGGCACTGAACCCTTCAAATTCGCCTGCATCCTCACGCTTTTCAAGCTCAGGCGTATAGTTTATGTTGAGAACCAGTGCCCCTTGCTCATCTATTTCTAGATCGCTGGCCCTACCAAACGCAGGCACTTGATCAGCTCCCTTTTCTGGGTGTCCTAAAGTAATGGGGGGCCTTGTTTCCGCCTTATAGTTCTTAACGACTTGCTTTAGATGTTCACTTGTTACAACCTGGCCATTCGCTTGCTTGCCAGGTGTAACTAAACGCAGCTTACGGACTCGCATTACGCCAGCTCCTTGGGTTCAACCAGCCCATTAGCTAGGTCAATGAGTAGCACAGTACCGCCGCTGTCTTTCATCTCAATAAACTGCACATTGATAGTGAGCTCAAATTCAGACTTGCCCTCATCGTTGGGGTTTTGTCCTGGTATGGTTTCAGACCAACCACGAATTGTGGTGTTAGCAACGTTGTCAAATGTCAGGCCGCTTTTTGAGTCCAGCGCTTGGCATTCACCAGCAAACACAACATCAATGTAACCATCGTTATTGATGACTTTTCGCCAGTCACTGGGGGCGATGTTATTGAACTTGAGTTTGCTTGTGACCGCTTCAAAATTGCCGTTCGGTACTTTTGCCGTGCCTGGCATTCCCATACCTTTTAGCTCGACCATTTCGCGCTTAATCTCGAGTTCGCCAGATTCCAGTCGACCCACATAGTCAGTACCACCGATTAACACACGATTTCTACGCCAGTTTACAGCCGCCATGTTAGCCTCCTAATAATTGATTTAACGCGATTTCAAGCCCAGGCACATAGACCTCTGCTTCATATGTAACGTGCTCAATGGGCACAGGTGGAGTGGCTTGGATATGATATTTAACCTTGCCGTTTGCCAGGTTGATAAGTGGGTTGTCCTCAATGCGCAGTTCACACTTTCCGTACACCAAAGCCGTGCCCACTTTAGAGCGCAAAAAGTCGTTTACGCTTAACTCGATTTGCCCAATCATGGATGTGGCTAAATCGTTGGGACGAGTAAACATGGGTTTATCCAAGAACTGACGCGTAAAAAACTGGATCGATTCCTCGATGATATCCATGGTTCTGCGCCAAGGAATAAAGGTGAGTGAATCTGATTTTGATGGGAATGCAGTTGAACGATTTCCCCAAGCTCTAAAGCCTGAGCCATCATTTAACACAGAAACAATACCTTGGCCTGCTAGGTAATTTAGCGCATTGTCGTTATCGCGTGGGTTGTACTGAATCGAGCGTTCAACCCCAACAACCCCTTTTAAAACGTAGTTTGACGGACTACACCAATACCCGGTGTGGTGTGGTTCACCCGTTTGGTTTTTGTCTACTTGGGCCATCAATGCCGCATAACGTGCCGACAACCAAGTCGCTACGACTTGCCCCGCATTATTGAGGGTTTTTACGCGCGGATAAGTAACGATTGCGCGGTAATCGCTAAACGCACCTTTAAATGTGACCGCTTGCTCTGGTGTGGCAGTTTCTGGCGCATCAATCACAGACACAGCACCAATTTTATTGCCAATGGCTATCATCTCAGCACCCACACCAATTTTATGGCTAAATCCGGGGGCAATGATAATCTTCGGGAATAAGCCATACTCGCCGTAAGCGTCTTCAATACGTTTTAGCCCCGCAACCACATTGGCGATTTGGGTAGATTCGGTGCCATCTTCAGCAACACGTATTGCGACAACCGTTAATGTTTGTACATGGTCATATATCGCATCGAACGCTTCACCCAACGTGCCATTGGTGCCGTACAGCGCTTCAGCTTCATCAGCGGTTCGTACTATTTTGATTGCATCTAGGTCGCCCATATCCGCCGTGCCAACCACGGCGATAATAGCGCTCGCAACTTCGTTAATTGGGATTGGGCCTGAAATCGTTTCAATGATCTCAATCCCTTTTTGTAGTGACATAGTGATCTCCTAGTCGGTTAACTAGGAGTGAGAATAAGCTTTTTAAAATTTTAACTTTGCTGTACAGCAAACGCTTAGCGGTTAACAGTGAGTTGGTAGTCGTACTGTTGGCCATTAAGTATGTAGTTGAGCTTGATGTGTAAACGGCCATTGGCCGCTTGGCTAATATCGGGTTCTATGCTCGTTAGCGTTATCCTGGTCTCATATTGATTGATAGCGGCGGTTACTTCAGCAATGAGCCGAGGCATGGCAGTCATGGGTTGGTCTAAAAAGTCCCACAGCGCACAGCCAAATTTATGATCAGCAATGCGACTACCTTTAGGAGTAGTTAAAATCACATCAATACTTTGGTTAATATCGTCGATGATATCGCTGTGGCGAGACTGGCCGTTTAAACGCATCGCATACATATCAAATTGCTCCTGAACCTATCTTAATTTTGATGCACATCACTTTAATAACCCAATGGCACTAATCCACATTTTTAAACCCGTAAATCGCTTTACAGGCGTTATTGTGTTTTAGCAGGTGGTGGCACACTTTTATCGTGGTCATGAGTATTGTAAATATCTCTATCACCAGACATAGCACGAACCGCGTCTGACACCTCTGCATCGCTGTGAATATTGCCGGTTGTATCTAATGTGCCGTCCATTATTGTATTGCCGTTGACCTGTACATCACCATTAATCGTGGTGTGCGGTGCGGTAATAACGAGTGTACCCGCTGGCATATTCAGCTCGCAGTGGTGCTGATCTTGGTCATAATGAAATGTTGTGCCGTCTTCAAACTGCATCCAGGTTTGAGCGGGGTTGTCTATTGGTGGTGTGTCTGTGTCGTTGTAAGTGGCACCTAATACCACGCCGCGTTCCATCCCACTGAATGGAACGAATAGCGCCCAGCATTGTTCGCCCATCTTGGGTATAGTGTAAATTTGTACACCTAATGCACGGCGACTAATTACAGGTAGCCAATCGGTTTGCACGTTATCGTGTCCTGGCAACACGAGTTTTACTCGATGGCCAACGGGGTCTAAATCAACGACCTCACCGCAGGCCAGCAGACGTTCCAGACGAGACTGAATATCGGTAATACGCTGTGCTAGTTTGATGAGCCTATCTAACATTACCGATACCCTCCGGTGAATGCGCTGATTTTTTGCGCGATGGTACGCACAGCGGCGTGGCCAACGGTTGACCCCCCGACAAAGCCGCCGCTGTTTTCCAATTTTGAGATGCACATTTCTAGCGCGTCTGGTCCGTCGTCGTGATCCTTGGGGTAATTTAGGATTTGCTGAACTAAACGTGTTTGCTCTTCTTTAAACTGTAAAACACCATTTTCGATATAAGGGGCAAGACTCTGGATACGTAGGTCTTTATTACCCCCTTTAAAGCTCTTTAACGGCAGTCGAATCGACATTTTTGCGGCTTCTCTGGCAACCATTTTTTTATAGATCTTTTGAAAGACCACATCTTCAAACCAAATCGTTTTAGGTTTCCACACTTTGAATACTTCTATGATTTTGTAAGCCAATTGCAAGTCAGACTTTCGCTCAATCCACGCATACAGCACATAATAAACGCCGGTTTCTGGGTCATAGCCCACCACAACAATGGCACTAAAATCTCCGTCTTTGGTGCCCGTTGCTGGGTCTACGGCCATAATAATTTTCAACCGGCGCATGACATCGATGGGGAGCTGGGCGTAGTACTCGATCCATTCCTCGTGAAATTTTCGTTCTTCATCTGACAATGGCTGGTTAAGCCATTCAGTGCTAAATATGGACGACCCCAAATCGCGCGCTTTTTTAATAATGTCACGGACTGACCAGCGCTCTGGCCACAGCGGTGTTATATGCTCATTGATGTCTTTATGTTGCAGCGCATCACCATTTTCATTGGGAACAACAGCAGAAAAGCGCAGACCTAACCAGTTTTCGAGTTGTCCTTCAGCTATTTCATTGAGCAATCTTGAGGGTAAATCATCCGGGTGCATAATGGTGTTAGCGATGATGGTTAACGCGCCTTTACCAAGGTTTAAAATAACGCGCTTAAACCATTTATAGATTTTGTCTCGCTGTGTTCTACTTTCGACTTCATCATCTTTTAACAAGTCATCACAAATAACATGGGTTGGGCGTTGAAACTTGTTTTTTATACCGCGCAGTGTTTGGCCTGCGCCGACTGCCGCAATGGCTGAGCCGTTAGCTAATTGGATCTTTTTCTTTGACCAGGTATTGCCCTTAACTTTTTGTACTCCGTAGTCGTCAATGATCGCATCGTTGTCTTCTAATGCGCTTTTTATTGCATCCAGCATATCCGTTGCGGAGTCTTTAGACGCGGCACATAACACGGGAAATTCACCGGGGAAGTTCAGTGCAATCCAAAGTGGCAGAGCCTGCGTGTTGCGGGTGGTTTTACCATGGTCTCGCGGCTCTATATCAAGCACGGCTTCCAATTGCTCGCCGGGATTGGGCATCTTGATAAAATCATGATCCGTTTTTGCGATTACGGACTTAAACAATTGTTCATGCTCCGCGCTAAGTGTACGTTTGGAGACAACATCAATTAATGCCGTTTGATACTCAGCAAATTCCAGTGGGAACGCTTGTGGTAGGTAAGTTTTACAAAAATAAGCAAATGAGCCTTTGGCTTTGCGTCGTCGTTCAGCGCGACGCAGTTCTATATCTTCATCGTAGTTCTGATCAGCTTCGGCCAACAATTCTTCTAGCATAGTTAACCTTTTGCGCTAATCCGGCTGACGATTTCACGTAATTTTTGCAGCAGCTCAGGTTCACTTTTAAGCTGCCCAGCAAGCTCTTTTAGGAACTTTGATTTAGCAGCTTCAAATCCCTTCTCGTATTCCATACGCAATCGCCCCAGATTGGCTTGCGCACGTGATAAATCTGCCAGAGAAGCAATGAACTTTTCAGGGCTCGTAAAGTCCAGACCATCCATAGATTTAGCAAATTCCAAAAACTTGCCAGCCATGATGGAATTCACTGATTCAAAAATATCTGTGTTGGGTGTATTTTTGACCGTTTCCATGAGTAGTTTAGCTTCATCAAGTACTTGCTGGTGTTGTGCTGCAACTTCTTCATAGCTCTTGAGTGAGCGCTGGATCGAGCTTTTACTAACGTCAAAGCCCTCAGCCTTAAGAACCTGCTCAATTACACGGATCTCCATCTTGTCTTCCGTGTACATGCGGATCACCCGTTCAAGCAACCCCAACATTTCAAGCTTTGGACGTGGTGGCATGACTCAATTTCCTTTTGGGGCATATAAATCAGAATAAATTTGATCCACGCGCGCTTTAAGTTCGTCATGTTCCTTCTGACCTGCTTTAGTCGCTACTTGTACTTGTGTCTGTTTGAGCACTTCAGTTAGACCCTTAATCTGGCCACTGAGATAAATAACCGCAATGATTGCGCCTCCGTTCAAACACAGCTTTATGGTTTCTGACAGATTTAAATTATTGATCATGTCCATTCCTTTAAATTCAATTTTTTGCGCTGGTCGTTCCAGCGCTTAATTGATGACTCAGCCTTTTTCTTTAGCTCTGCTTCTGAGGTGGTATCAGGCTGTTGTAATGACATTTGCCACATGGTGGCTTCTAGCATGGTCATGTTATCCATGGGTCCACTCTGGATATTCATCGGATGTCATCATTTTGGCTAGTGTGTAAGCCCGTTGCCCCAAACAGTCGCCAACTTGCCGAGCCCAACGAGAATTAAGCATTTCGAATGTGGCGTCGACCCAATTTCCAGCCTCGATAGCCGCTCGCATTTTTGTAAAGTTCGCTAGGCCACTTAGTCCCAAATTAAATGCCATATCACGCAGCACATCACGACGTGTGTAACTGATCTCTGACCAGTTGCTAAACATCTCTGGTAGCTTTTCATTAATTTTCTCTATGTCATTGGCGAGCAAGTAATACGCTTGGCTCTCTTCAGAAAGCCGCATCGCTTTTGGTTCGCAGCACTTCACACCCATTGATGAAAGTGCGTCGATTTCATCCACAGACAATGGATTGTCTTCCAAGTTTCGGCCTATACCAATTGTCCATTTACCTGCGCTGCATTGATACGCTGATAATCGCAGTCCTTCATGTCGTTTTAGTAATTGATAAATACGCATCCGGTTTCCTCGTAACCATGTAATTAACTTATTGGCCAGTTTAGCTATTACGACGTGCGCGCATTGCTGTACAGCAAAGCAGCGCGGAGCAATCTGTCACACTTGCAGCATGAAAAATTTTTTGAGTTCGTTACATAAATTTGAGCGACTAGCGCATGGTTTGCCTGAGGCTTTGGGGCCGTTGGTTGTTGCTGGTGTGCAGCAGGTGATCAGTGATTTTAGCGAGCCTGGCAATAGTGCATTAACTCGTCGTTTGAAAGGCAACAAAGGGCCACTGAAGGACACGGGCGAATTACGGGCAAGCATTGCCTATACAACTCGTAATGACTCGTTATTGGTGGGCACCAATAAAGCTCATGCGCCATTACTTAATAACGGCGGAGTGATTAAGCCGAAAACGGCCAAGATGTTGACGATACCAGCCACACGGCAGGTGAAGCTACAAACAAATATTAGAGGCGTTCGCGGTTTTTTAAGCTCGCTGGAGTCTCGGGGCTGGTCAATCGTCTGGCGCGGTGGCTCAGTGCTTGGTACGCCACCAGTTGGCCAGAAAGGGATCGGACTAAAGTTGCCAGCCAAACTAGACAAGAACGGTAAAAAGCAACGTCCAGCATATTTGCTGTTCTATCGTAAAAAGCAGGTTGTGGTACCTGCGCGTCGATTTATGAGGCTAACCAAAGCGCAAAAGTTAGAGCTGAGACAATTTGTGAAAAGCTATATGTCGGGAGTAACCAAATGAGAATCATAGAAAACCAAGAACAAAAATTAGTTAATGGAGAAGCGCTGAACTTTTTGCAGACATTACCGAGCGAAAGTATAGGGTCATTGATCACAGATAACCCTTATAGCTCTGGAGGTCTTCATCGTTCTGACCGAGTGCAAAAAACTAGCGCTAAATATCAAGGCACGGGATTTAAAGACCTTTACCCAGAATTTGTAGGCGATAACCGAGATCAGTTTAGTCAACTGGCTTGGATGAACTTGTGGTTGACCGAAGCATACAGGGCGTTAGAAGTTAGCGCATATGTTCTGCTGTTCAGCGATTGGCGGCAGTTGCCTTTAACTTGCACAGCATTACAAACAGCCGGATTTATTCAACGTGGCATTGTGCCATGGGATAAAACCAAAGCGTCGCGCCCTCAAAAAGGACAATTTAGGGCACAGTGCGAGTATGTGGCTTGGGGCACTAAAGGGCCACTCGATGCAGGTGCCAAAACGAGACCCGCATTACCAGGTTGTTTTACACATTCTCCAATGAAAGGCGGGAAATACCATATCGCAGGGAAGCCAGTCGAATTAATGAGAGATTTAGTCGAAATAGTTCCACCGGGTAAAATCATACTCGATCCATTTATGGGGTCTGGTTCCACAGGTGTTGCGTGTAAGGGAAGAAACCCATTTGTAGGTGTTGAAATAACTGCGGATAACTTTGCTGTTGCATGTGAACGGTTGGGCGTAAACGAGGATGCTGCATGAATGAACATCTAGACCATCTCAAACAACAGCTAACTGAGCTGTTGAATATGCCTGGTGTTATAGAGCCCAGCAAAGCAGGATCTAAAAGCCACTTTAGACTTTTACCAGGAGAACTTACCCTAAACCCGCTAGCGCAGAGCTTAGAGCAAACAGACGTACCCTACGAGGCACAGATAAAAATTGTGTTTAGCTGGCGTATTGAAGGCGGTAACGAAAAGCTGATTTTAACGGATAAGGCACTCGCTTTGTCTATTCGCGTTGCTGAGTTTATGCACCAGGATAACGACATTAAAACACAATGTACCGCACCAATAACGTTAGATACGGGGCTGTCGCTATCTGAATATGGGCGCGTTAACAACATTAAAAAAGTAAAAGGCGAATTTGCCAGCTTAGAAGACGACAAGTTGTTTTTATACCGTGAAGACTGGCAAATGGAGCTATGTATACGAGTACTGCGCCATCATACACCACCGACCTTACAGCGTATCACGTTATCAAGTGGCGATAACGACCTAATCGTGGAGTAAATTTATGATTTGGGGGAGCTGGGGCGCAATCATTTTTGAAACAACATCGAGTCCAGACAAGCTCACGAGCACACAGCAATATCGATTGGTTGCTCATGCGCTTATTAATAGATACCCAAGCCATGAATTTATGGGTGAAGACGAGCATTCGACCATTATGTCGTGGACGCTAAACAGCCGTTATTGTGATCCCGATAGTATTTATGGCCAGTTGAGCGACGCAGCAAGCATAGGCACCTACGCACCATTGGTGATTGGCGGTAAACAAGTTGGTCAATTTGCAATCCGTGAGATAAAAAAAGATTTGCTCAACACATCCCCCGAAGGCCACACGCGCGTGATTAAGCTCACTGTTAACTTAGTAGAGGTTCGCCCATGAATAGCACAGTTAGTAGAGATGGGGAGCGCTGGGATCAGCTTGCGGTGCGTACGCTGGGCCGCTCCGATATGGATACGGTGAACAGTATTATTGCCGCAAATCCTCAATTGCTCCCCTCAACGCGCTATGCAACTACGTTGATAGCTGGGCTCAAAATTAATTTACCTAGCATCCAGCAAATACCACAACAAACCGTAGGAACGGCACCATGGCGACGCTAAAACAACCCAAATTAGCGTTAACCTGGGCAGGCCAAGATGTAAGCGAAGATCTAAGCGCATTTGTTGAAGAGTTTACGTTTACTGATTCAATCGAGGGTGGTCGAGATGAAATAACATTGCGCCTAAACAACAAAGATGGGCGATTTAATAACGAGTGGTTCCCTGACTATGGCGATTTAATTGAGCCGGTGATCATCTCTGATAGTGGCCGCTGGGCACTGGGAAAATACGCAATTGATAAAGTAGCCCCTCGGTTTAACCCCAGTGTATTCGTGGTATCAGCACTTGCACAGGAAATTAACCGTGACGCATTGGAGAAAGTGCAAAGCCGCGCATTTGCCAATACTTCATTGCATGCCGTGGTTGGCACATTAGCAGGTGAAACGGGGCTTAATCCAAATGTTGATGGCCAAGACCAAAATCTGAAGCGGTTAGACATGCGCCAAGAATCAGCACACCAACTATTACAGCGGCTCAGCAAACAGTATGGTTATTACTATGCAATCAAAGGCGACCTGTTGCTGTTTCTATCCAAACCACCTGTTACAGATGTCGCTATCGATATAAAACAAGATCCGCGTTTAAAAGCGGCCAGTTTTGAGATAAACCCGCGCAAAGCCTACGCCAAAGCGACGATACAGTTTTATGATACACAGCAAAAAAAACTGATCACACATACCGAGACCGCTGACGGAATACCAGGCGATAAGACACTAAAGCTTTATGATATTGCTAATGATATCAGTGATGCACAGCATAAATGCCTGACACAGTTAAAAGCGCAAAATAAAGCCGCCGGAGGCACTGGTACCGTAACTCTGACTGGTTCAACCATAGATGCAGGTTCGACTATTAAACTGAACAATGCGGGAAAACTGCCTGAGAACTGGCTAGCTGAGAAAGTTACAACAACGCTAAACAGCACAACCGGTTGGACGACCCGAATCAACTTAAAAGTAAAGGAGTAAGTCGTGGATATCTCATTACTACAGGCACCTGAGCTAGACAACACCACTTTTCAAGAGCGTCTAGCCAGGTTAAAACAGCAATATCAAGCAGGCACAGGGACATACCCAGCGCAAACATACCCAGAAACATTCTTGCTTGAACAAGTCGCTTATGAGGGCGATTTATTACGCCAACAGATCAACTATGAGTCATTACAAAACTTGCTGGCTTTTGCTGTAGGCGAACGACTAGATCAATATGGTCAATTTATGGCAACGCCAAGATTACCAGCAGCCTCAGCATTAGTGCGAGCGGTATTTAAATGCAATGGTCATGCACAGCCATTTACGATGCCAAGTGGTACAGAAGTACGCGCAAGCGACAATAAAACCATTTTTGTAACACAAGCCGCAATTACTGTGATGCCGAGTCAAAACCAAGTAGATGCCATTTTGATGTGCAGCACCGCCGGTACTGGTGGCAATGGGTTTTTACCTGGTGAGATCAACCAGCTCACTCAGCCGCTGGCATACGTACAATCTGTCAGCAACATTGATACGTCATCTGGTGGGATAGCACCAGAATCGGATGATGCATACCGAGTACGTTTACAACTGGCCCCCGCTAAATTCTCGACCGCAGGCTCTGAGGACAGTTATATTTTTTATACTCGTTCAGCCCATCAAAATATCGTTGATGCAAAGGTAACAAGCCCAGCACCCAGTGAAGTTGAAGTGATTGCGCTACTACGCGGTGGGCAAATTCCAGACGATGCTATGCAACAACTGATCATGAATACAATCAGTGATAAAAAGGTGCGCCCAGTGGGTGACAGGGTTACATTAAAATTGCCTAGCGCTGTTAATTTTAGTGTGGAGATAGTGCTGCAGTTTTACCGCAATCAAGCGACAATGACGGACCCAAGCGAGCAAAGCGCTAAAGCAAAAGTAGAAACGATAGTGGATGATTGGCGTAATCAACTTGGACGGGACATAGTTCCTGAGCAATTGATCACAGCTTGCCAGTCGCTACCGGGTGTATACAGAGCAACTACAACGCTTGGGTTTCAGCAACTCTCTAATGATCAATTTCCGGTTTGTACTGGCGTAACAATTACTAGCGCAATTGTAGATGAAGCGGCGCGTTAGCTAGCTTGGTTTGTTTTGAACTTCCCAGCTCGTGACTTTTTTCGCTGCTAACCACTGCCCGAGATTATCCAACCGCCATGTACGCAGTTCGTCAACTCGACCGTGGCGGATTGTATAAGCTGTTCGAGTTTCTGGCGCGATACCGATTAAATGGTATTTGTTTCGTTGGCTGCTTTGTTGTGCTATAAACTTACGCATAACACCAGTTTCAAACAACCTCACAAATTCCCCCTCAGTGACCCTGTGAAATACTAAGCTCATACATTCCCCCATAATGTCGGTTACATTTCGTCGTTTTGTCGTTTCATTCTATTTGAGCTGAAAAATTTAGGCTGCTGTACAGCAAAGCGTTTTTTAACTTTTGCATAGACTTTGTGTAAAAGGAGGACGCAATGAAACTACTAGATACATTCAAAGATGTTGCCCCAACGCTAGTAACAGCGATTGGTGGCCCATACGCAGGGCTTGCAAGTCAGGTTATTAAATTGGCTTTTGGTGATGATGATGATGCACAAGTGGAACATCGTTTAAAACAACCTACAGACGCAGACATCGCCGCATTACAACAAGCCGAGTACGATTTTTCGGTTAAGATGAAGGAACTTGGGATTACCCATGATCAGCTATATTTTGCGGATAAACGTGATGCGAGAATGATGCAAGTGCTGACTAAATCTAATATGCCAGCCGTGTTAACTCTATTACTAACCGTCGGATTTTTTGGAGCTATGACAGCAATTTTGATTATTGATCTGTCAACAGAGCGGCAGCACCTCGCCATGTTTATGTTGGGTACGTTACAAACATGTTGGGTCGCATGTGTGCAATTTTATGTTGGTACGAGTAAATCAAGCCAGGATAAAACGAATAAGTTAGCTGAGGCGTTAAAACGTTAATTGTTAATGTTGAGTGAGTCTGGAAAGTTAAAAATCTAGTTCTAACTGGTCCCCAGACTTTGGGGGCTGGGGGTTATGGGCACTTTCAACAAACACATACCAGCCGTGAAAGCGGCAAGCGAAAAAATGTAGCTCTTTGATTTTAGAGCGTCGGGTTCGAGCACAACCAACAACGTGCTTGCTGGCTGGCACCAAATTAGTTTGCAGAGTCTGCTGCGCCATAGTTCGATCTATCCCAAATGAGATCAGCGACATCAACGAGCTTAAATACATCAACGCAACCAAGTTCCGACTTGATCACGTTTTGGTCAATCCGACCAATACCAAACTTTTCAAAAAACTCGCTTACAGGTATCCAACCTTCAGGCCAATGACTTTTTAAAATTACCTCAACATCTTCCACTGATTGAGGGCTAACTATCGCATGGTTGTTTAGTTGTTGCATAGCTGATAAATATCCTCTAGTTCAAATACAACCAGTTGTAACAGCTCGCGTGTGTGCTCTGGACAGTGGTTAGTGATGGTTTGAACTGTGCCTTTGAGCGCTTCGACTCTGCTTACAATATTGCGGGGGATTGTGAGCCGTGATAGTGACTCTAAATCAAGTTGGAAGTCCAAATGATCAGCATTAAGCTGTGCATTAATTTTTTCAATATGTGGCGCTATATCACCCGTGTACGTGCCGTTTAGTACTCTGTATATAGTGGTTCTATCCATGCCGCATTTATTCGCGAGTTTGGCTAAAGAGCCGTACTTATCTTTTAACTTTTCTGCTGAATCTTTCATACTTTCCACTTCTCCAACCCGGTGATCACGTTTGACATTTGGCGTCTATCTAGCTGATAGACTGATACACATTGCTGCTGCGTTGTGCGTTGTATAAAACCAGCTAACTCTGGGGCACCTAAACCCGACCAACCCTTTGACTTAACGACTGCGGTCAGTTTTTTATATTGCTTGTTTGTAGGGTTGTTATTCTGTCTCGTTTGCTGCTGTGCCTTTGCAACAGGTTTCGGTAACGCGCCTTTGGCTTCTAACAAATTTTTAAGCGCCTTTAGCTGGGCATCGGTTAAGTCTTTGCAACTAGTTTTGCTTGTACGTTGCTTTAGCCAATGCCTATAAACCGCGTCAGCATCGTCTGGCAACATTTGGTTTAAACCAAGCAAACTTGCCGCACCTTTGTGGATCAGGCCGTAATAAGCATTTCTGTTAATTTGCATAACAACTCCAATCTTAAAAAGGGGCCGAAGCCCCCTGAGGTACTCAATTTGTCTAACTGTTAACCGCGTCTTTTAACGCTTTTCCTGCTTTGAACTTAGGCACTTTAGCTGCTGCAATTTGGATCGCCTCTCCAGTCTGCGGGTTACGGCCTGTGCGTTCAGCTCGTTCCGTTACTTCGAAAGTACCAAACCCTACTAGGGCTACCGGTTCACCTTGTTTAAGTGACTCAGTTACAGCGCCAATAATTGCATTTAGCGACGCTTCAGCATCTTTTAGTTTAATGCCTGCGCCTTCTGATACTTGTTGAATAAGTTGTGCTTTGTTCATGATTTTTCCTGTTCTTTCGTTGATGTTTTAGTGCCACAAAATGGGCAAAATGTTGGAACCATATAAATGTGTTCAGTCGTTGGGTTCTTGTATGGCTTGCCATCCGCTTTAGCTTTTTTGTAAGTCGTCTCTATAGGAATAATCAAATTCCCTTGAAAAGAAATATTTGACCAGTTCAACTTGAGTGTTCCCGTTAAAATACGTGGGTTTCTTTTTGCAACACGTTCAGTAGCGCTTTTAAGTAAGGTGTTTAAACAATCACAAGCCATAATAGATCCCTTATTTTCAAGCAGGTTTTTCAGCGGTCCAGCGGACACTTGTAGAGTAATCAACAGAGACACAAGCTCTCACCGAATCACATAGCTCATGCTCAGGTGTATTGCAGATCTCTTTGAGTTTCGGCGTTGTCTTGTGTTTGATATCGACACTTGTTAAATCGTCAAAACGTTCGCCTAACGCCTCTTTTAGTGAGTCAGCATCTGTAATGTTGTAGCGCGCTGTTTCACTTGTTGAAGCACGGCTAACACCTTTGATCACAACAGATACGCCAACCCCCGCAATATCAATAATTTGTTCGTTCACTTCTTTTAGCTTTGTTTGTAGGTTTTCAATTTGTACTTTTAAATCCCAACCATTTTTCGTTAAGCCAACAAGCTTTGAGCCTGCGCGTTTTTCTGTTTGGTTTTTTCCTTTGCCGGTTATAACTACCACCTCGGCTTTAGAAGGGTCGAAAATAGCTTGTGCAGTCATAATTTAGTCTCCTGTAGTTTGGCTGCTCATCAGTACCGGGCAACCACACCCGGCAGACCTCTGGTTTATTCAGAGGTTTCGCTTTGTTTGTTTCGGATTGCGCTTACTTCCGCTTTCATTGCACTGCTAGCTTGAAAACAATAAACAGAGTGGCCTGAAACATAAGCATTAGTTGAGCTTCTACCAGCTGGGCCTTTACGAGCTGGTACGTGTCTAACATGAAATGTTCCAATTTGAGGCCACACTAACGGCTCATCTTTTGCGTAGCACTCACCCAAAGTTGAAGTCAGAGACTCTAAAACTCGTTTTACGTCGTTTTCATTTACACCTGACTTGTTTGTAATTTCAGAAACCATTTGTAAGAAGTTCATTTGATGCTCCCTAATGTGCTTGCCGCTGTACTGATCACTTCTTCTGTTAATTCGCTAAGTTCGCCTTCACGCACAATTCGCGCGCATTGAACCACCAGGGCGTTTGCAATCCGCCAATTTCCACGCTGGGTATATTGGTAGAAGTGCTTGGCCAACTCTTTTGATATTTCATGATTAAAGTTAGGTTTGAGAACATAGCCTGCAATCTCTTTCACGTTCATTGGAGACAAAGCAAGCTGTTTAGTGCCAATGCGCCCAGTAAGCTGCTCCAAATAAATTGAACTACGGCCACATGTGAACTGTTCTTCAAATAATTTGGTGCCAGATAAGATTAGTGTGGCCTCACATTCATCCGATAGATAACGTAGTAACTCTAAATGCTTCCAATTCAAGTGATTGCACTCGTCGATAACCACAACCATGTTTTGACCTCGTAAGAACTCGCTGAGTCGCAATATTAAGTTGTCTTTTGACAGCATTCCTACGTGTATACCTATTCCTCGACAGACAAGCTGCAACAGAGCTTTTGCACTGATATCCTTCCACGGGGCCACGCGAACAGCGCCCATTTCTCGTTCTAGATATTTAGTGATGGTTGTCTTACCTGTTCCTGGGTTGCCAATTATTCGACCAACCCGTTCATCGGCTTTTGCAGTGGTATTTACCAACTGCACCGCGCGTTTTATATCATTGGTTTCAATTGTCATGGTCTTTCCTTAATTAGGTAAATCGTCATCGTCCCACTCAATGTCATCGAGTAGCACATTATTAGGGTCAGTTAGGAACTGGTCATAAACACGTTTCTTAGGCTTTTTGACTTGTTGATCTTGTTGCTTCATAGCTTCCAATGCTTGGCCTAGTTGACTGCTTGGTGCAACGGTCACCGTTTGAATTGTTGGCGCTTCTGGCGCATCTGGAATACGTTTGTTCCAATCAGCCATTTCCTCGACGAGATCTAATCGGTCACAGTGTTTACGGCGTGCAGTAATGATCCGCTTTAAGGTCTGAGCTCGACGGGCTTGCTCCCTAGCGCCTTTACTCTCAAGAACACCATATTCTGGCTCGTATGGTGCGATACATGTAAGGTTGCGGCCATCTGCATAAACCAACACTTTTGAAGGGTCGTGACGGGCCCAGCGTGCAGTAACTTTGCGACCTGAATAAGGCAACAAGTCGTCGTGATAATAATGATGCCCGTTGATTGGTATTACACCGCGATCTGCTTTTGGTTCGTATGTTTCAGCAAATGCAAACAGCAAGGTTTCTTGAGTAACAGCAACTTTGCCCCAGCCCTTACTGACAAAGTCAGCATATTTTTGATTAGGTGAGCGGTCTCCTAGGGCACTTTGGGCACGTTTATGGTAGCGCTCTAATGCAATGTCACACTGAGCATGAAAATCGTCCATCGTGCCGGGGAATGCGACAGGCTCTTTGCCCACATTTTGCTTTTTCTGGTCCTGACGATTACCGCCCACATAACCAGTAATGTCACCGAAATACTGTTCAATGACTGAGAACAAACCTTCAATTGCTTTAGCTGGTGCATTATAAGGACGACTGCGTAGGATTCTGCCTAATTCGCGCTCAGCATCCATAAGCGTGACACTCATTTTGCTGCTAAGCTCTGCAATCTCAAGAAAGCCTTGCATCATTTCAGCCCATTTATATTCGTTACCATTATCAAGGTACAAACGAACTGGTAAGCCCCATTCTTGAGACATCGAAGCAAAAGACATGGCAACGTGTTCACGTCTAACACCTTCGCCTTTTTCCAGCATGATCAATGTAAACCACATGCGGCCAGTGCCTACGTCGTGCCATGCAATTGCTCGAGGGTACACAACCGAACCATCAGGGCGACGACATTTAATGTCTATTGGGTGAACGTCACCCACAATTAGGTCCATGGGACGTAGGCCATCTGTGTGGCGTGTAATACGCGGGATATAGCGGTCAAAGAACAATTTCGCGTCGCTATCATGTATCGCTACTAATTTATATTCACATCTAAATCGTTCAACATAAGCGCGGGTAACAGCACATCCGCTTTTTGTGGCTTTAATTTGTTCTTGCGTTACACCAGCTTCTATTAAAAGGTCGTGTAGTCGGCCTGTTGCGTATTCAGTGATTGTGCGCCAGCCTTTGGCATTATTAGCCCATAGCGACTTCACGTAGCGCTCTATCACTTCTTCGATTTTTTTATGTGCGCGTTGTGACAAGACACCTTGTTTTACTAAGCCGTCAACGTCACGTATAAAGTTCTTCTTACGGCCCGTATCTTCACGAACCTTGGGCATTAGGTCGCGTACATTGCCCGAACCGTTTTCATAAGCGCTGATCCAACGGTAGAGCATATCTAAAGTAACTTTTTTAGATTTGCCGTTAGGCATTATGTAGGTTTTACCCGCAACCCGTTGAACCTCTGCGCCACGTTCAGCACTATGGCGATCAAAATCTAAAGCCTGACGAATAAGTTCAAATCGCCAAAGTGCAGTACGCATACGCGACTCGGTATTGTGTGTTGCTACGTCCCCGTGTTCGATAGCATCAGCAACAAGGGGAGATAACTCCGTAGATGTACTGCCAACTTGAGATAAATAGTATTTTTCGCGAAGTTCAGGCGGTAGGCTGTTTACATCGACGAGCAAACCTTTACCACCATGACCTCGTACACCAGTAACTTCTTTAGTTTTAATGATTTGTTTGGATATTTCGCCAGCAGACAGAATCGTTCTTGCTCGGCGCTCGCCGACACTCATTAGCTGAGCTAGGTCTGCAGAGTTAATCCAGTTTTTTGAACTTACTTGCTGCATAACTAAACTCCCTGACTATTCAATCCACAGTCTTCAAGAATTTGGTCAACACATTGCTTTGCTTTTTCTCCAGCCCAAGCGCCATGAAGCGCCTGTCTCGCGTTTTGAGGTGCTACACCAATTTTCTCACATGCTTTGTTTAGTGAGTCGCCTTTGAAGGCGTATGCAGCTCTTACGGTGTTGTACAGCTTCTTAGAAGGTGGACAAATTTCCAGAATAATCAT